CCAGGAACCACTCGCCAAGCGTCATGCCAAGGCGCGTCTGCGCGGCCTGGGCTACTGCCTCCGCCTGGTCACGATAAAAGTCGGCCTGCTGGTGACCAAAGACGTAATCGCCATTGGCATCGAGCTTTCGGTACCGCATCTATTTCCTCACTGCGGCGGACCGCCGAGACCGGAGCCACCTGAGTTGGTGTGCTGGTGCGTGCTACTGATGTCGTGGCCGTTCGAGGTGAGCGTGCCGAAGAAGTTGATGGCGCCCGTTATCGTTGCAGCCACGCCACTCACAACACTGCCGCTCATGCCGTTGAGCCAGGACAGCAGGCCCTGGACGATCACGGCGCCGCTGAAGCCAGACTGCGGCGCATTCACATAGAAGCCACCTGGTGCAGTAATCGTGACTTTCTGCGTGGTCGGGTTCAGATCGATCGATGTCGCCCCGTCATTGCTGCGCAGCTGTGTGCTCGCGGTGCTGATGCCGGAGATCTTCGTCGCCTGCGAGAAGAAGCCCACGAACGCGAAGCCATCACTGAGATCGTGGATGCGCGGTTCCATCGGCGCCTGCACACCGCCGGACTGCCACCACCCGTCGATGCAGCGTGCGGCGAACACGACCAAGCACTCGTCTCCCTTGGCCACCGGGAATGTGAGAGTGCAGCCGCCGCCGCGCGGGAAGTGCACAGGCACGTCGACCAGCAACGGCAGGTTGACGAACTGCGCGCTGCCATCCGGCGCGTGCACGAGCCCCTTGACCGCGAGTTGCACCGTCGCTGTGATAGCGCCGGGGCTGAACGACTGGATGATGCCGGGCATCGCCGTCCAGAGGCCGGACTGCAGCCCCTCGAGCGCCACGCGTAGCGCCTCCTCGGGATCGTCCCAACGTTCTCGACTATCCACTGGCCACCGCGTTCGTGTAGGTAGACGTCAGCGGGGCAGTGCCATTGATGCCCACGCAGATCATCTCGGTGTAAAAGTCCTGACCACGGGTGTCCCCGGTCTGCGACATGGCGTAGACCTTGTAGAACCCGTCGTCGTCGATGCTCGGGAAGTAGTTCGTGGCCGTGTAATCCACGCTCAGCGCCGCCTGCTGCACGCTTGCGTTGTTGATCTGAATCTTCGTGCCCGGCTTGATGTTCGGGTTCAGCAAGGACTTAACGATGATCCCGTCCACCGTCTGGATGGGTACGCCGATCATCCCGGTTGCCGACGTGAGCACCACTGCCTGTCCAGGGATAAAGCCGTTGACGGGCACCATCACCAGTTGGCCGTCATGCACTGCCCAGTGATTCCCGGTTGCGCCAGCCAACTGCCGCATGTGGTCTCGAGCCATGCCGTAGCAGACCTTCCCGCGCGGCATCTGCGCTGGCGCAAACGCTGGTGTAAATCCGGCTGCAATGCCGTACTGCGACATTGCCTGCAGCACCGCTCGGTGGCAGTCAGACTGTGTCCAGCCGGCCGCCAACGTGGTGTTGACGACCGACCAGTTGTAGGCCTCGTCGCCATCGGCCGCGATCAGATCGATGAACGTGTCGGTCGCGTTCTCCCGCCCCTTGCGCACCTGCTTGATGGCGCCGGAAAAGATCAGGCCGAAGTTGTCGCCATACCCGGCTTGCAGGAACACCTGCTTGAACTCCTGCTGGATGCTCTTGGCTGTGGCGTCGGCCACGTTGTACACCCGGATGGAGGTGTGCTTCGGGCTCTGTGTCGTGGCACTCCAGATCGAGAACCGCACATGCAGCTCGGACAGGTCCAGGCCTTGGCCAGTAGCATTCCCGACGATCAGACCGACTCGCCGAATCCACTGTTGGGTCATCAGGGCACCACGCAGTAGAGGTGGGATTGCGTGCCGAGGTTGGTGAACGTGGGCGGCGCGTCAGCCGCGTCGGTCTGCACCCAGAGCTCGAAGCCGAACGCGAGGTAGCCGTACTGCCCCAACAGGTTCACGCCCGTCACCAGCGGGATGCCTGACAGTAGCGGGTTGCCGCTCGCATCGGCGATGTCCAGGAACCAGTTGCCGGCCGCGTCTCGCCACGTGAGCGTGAACTGGTACTGCACGCCGACCAGCGTGGTGTTGAAACTCTGGGGCTCTGGCGTGAGCGGGATTTCGAACGTGCTTGCCATCAGTTCGCCAGTCGGTAGAGCAGGCTGGTGTTCGTTGCCTGCGGCTGTTTGGTTCCGGTGTTGGTCGACTGACCTGTCTTCTGTGGCATCGCCTGGTTCTCGGCTGGCACCAGCTGGGTGGTGGTGGTCTTGACGACGATCACCTCACGGCAATGCAGCGTCGTGATGAAGCAGTTCTCGGTCTTGGCGTCGGTCGTCGTATCGAGCGACTGGACCAGCATGTTCTGGTACTTGCGCTTCCCCGTTGACACGCTGAACAGCTGTCGCGACGCCTGCAGCTTCAGCAACTGGTCGTAAACGTACGAGCTGTAGTTGCCGAACTTCAGGGAGAGGGCGGCGGCCAGGCTGCTGTTCGTCCAACCGATGGTGATCGTCAGTTCCGCGGGCTTCTTATATGCGTGATCGGAGATCGCGGCACCCTGCTCGACGGGGTGGTCAGTGATGACCAGTTCGTCGTGGTGGTGTTCCTCGATCGTGATGTACGCGGAGAAATTCGCATTTGGACCTTTGATCGACCGCTTCGGCGCGAAGATGGCAGAGATGAGCTCGGCACCGACCACGGCCGCCAGGCCGATGCCGCTCGTCACCATGCTCGTCATTGCGCTGCTGTCCTCATGTTGCGCACCAGGCGCTGATTCACGCCGTTCTGTGCCTGCGCGACCGCGTGCGCTGTCGCCTGCGGATCACCGCCGCCGGTCACGTGAATGGTCGTTTCCTGGCTCATGCTCACCGGTGCCGGCGCGCCTGCGCCTGCAGCAGCGCCACGCACGGACGAGGCCGATGCAAGCTGTTCTGCGCTGTACGGATTGCGGCCGTTCTCGACCTTGATGATGGCGTCCATCAGGCCCTGGACCATGCGTGGGTCGCTCAAGTCCAGGGACGCATTGGCGTCCACGCCGAGCCGCTTGGAAACGCTGCTGATGTAGGCCTGCGTGTTGTTTTCGCTCGGAGGGGCGAACTTCGAGATGATCGCGCGCACGCTGTTGATGCCGCGCTGGGCATAGCGGCGCAGTTGGTGCGCGAGCTCTTGAAGGCCTGCCTCTGCCGACTGGAACACGGCAAAGCGGCCATTCGGGCCCGCCTCGCGCGTGGCACCAGCCTGGCCAACGTAGTTCAGGTTGCCCGGATTGTTGTTGCGAATGCCCCGCGGCTGCTGAGTACCTCCGGCCGCAACGGCGGGCGCCGGCGCGGTATCGGGTGCTGCTTGCGCTGGCGGCGCGGCGGCGGGTGCTGCCGGCGTATCTGGGCTGCCGAAGGGCTTGCCGTTCCCGCTCTTGAACTCGCCCACGGCGAACTTCAACCGCTTCCAGTCCTTATGGAATATCGCGTCAATGGCGTCCACCGCGGCGATCGCCCGGTACATCATGTCGGCCAGCAGATCCTTCAGCCAACGAATCCCTTCGCCAGCGGCTTTGATCCCCGGTTCCCACTGCGACCAGTCGATCAGGCTCTTGCCGCCTTCCTTCCAAACCTTGTAGTCGTCATAGAGCGCGAGGATTGCAGCGCCCACCGCCACAATGCGCCCGATGGGTGTGGCCAGGAACCCTGACGACAGCAGCTTCCAGGCAATGCCGAGGGCGGCGACAGTCTCGATGATGGTCTTGACGGTCCCGTCGAGCCCGTTGAACCAGTCGACCACGGCGCCGATTGCCTGCATGCCGCGCAGCGCCAGTGTGCTGATGACGTCGGACACCATCAGCACGCCCGTGGCGACCTTCTCAATGATTTCGGCGATGCGGCCGAAGTTGTCGACCACGCCGTCGCGGAACCGGTGCAAGTCGCCGGACAGCTTTCCCGTCAGAGTGGTCGCCACCTTCTGGCCGAGGATCACGAACGCAGCGCCCAGGCTGCGCACCTCGTTCATGAACTCGTGCGACAACTTGGCGGCCGCCTGCGAATCCATGCCGGCCTTTGCCAGCATCGCGCGGTACTCGTCGCCGAACTGGCCCATGCCCTCGCGCATGGCCATCAGCGTCTTCTCGTCGATGCCGAGCGCCTGGGCGTACGCGTTGGCCCGGTAGTACGGCATCGAGGACAACTGCGCGCCGAGATCGCCCATGATCGCGGTGGTGTCGCGCAGCTCACCGTTCGCTTCGCGCGTCTGCACGCCGATGCTGTGCAGTAGCCCTTCGGCGCCCGGGCTGTTGCGCATGAAGCGCGCAAGGCTTTCCAGCGAGCCCTTGGCGGCCTCGGCCGACGATCCCATCTGGGCAGCGGCAAAGCCGAGCGCCTGGATGTTGGCGACGGCCGCGCCGGTGCGCTGCGATGCGAAGTACAGCGACTCCATCTGGTCAGCAATGACGCTGACGCTCGCCACGACAGATGCGGCAGCCGTCTTCACAGCCATGCCCAGCTTCAACACCTGGATTGTGGCCGCTTGCACCCCGTCAGCAAACCGCTTCTGGCCAGCCTCGTCAACCTTGAAGCCAAGACCGACTAGGAACTCGCGGATGGTATCTGCGTTACTGGCCATTCTTCTGCTCTGCGAGTTTGTGGGCGATCTGCGTGTTCTCGGCCATGACGTCGAGCGCCTCGTTCATGAGGGCGATGTCGGCGAGGTCGATGCTGCCGTCCTTGAGACTTTCGAAACGGCACATGCCCTTGACGACTGGGCGCATCACCCAGTCGAGGCCATCAGGAAGGGATGCCCAGGCTATGCCGTCGGGTTCGTCGCTTGAGCGCGGGCGAGGAACCCGGACAAGAAAGGGCCGAGGCTGTGCCAGATGACCTTGGCGACGAGATGGACCGTGGCGCCCAGGTCGATGTCGTCAAACATCAACCCGCCGCCGGCGACAAAAACGGGGGCCCAGTTGTTCATCTGGTTGCGGTGCACTGAGGCCAGGCACGTGTTCACCACGTACTCGAAGTCGGCATCTGACATTTCTGCCAGCACCTGTGCGAGTGGCTCGACGGCGGCCGCGATCCCTTCCAAGTCTTCGTGCGCCTCACCTGCTTTCGCGGACCTCGTGAATTGCACGAAGACCGGCAGCAGTTTCGGTAGCACCGGACCGATCTTGCGTGACACGTGCAGCTGCTTGATCGTGTCGAGCTTGGCTGCCCGGTACTTCTGCCCTGCGATATCGAATTCAATCGTCTGCATTCAGGCCCCCGGTTCAATAGGTGCCCAGCACCGAGTCGACCTTGATGCAATCGAACACCCACGGGATGAGATCGCCGTCCTTGAAGTACTTCATGTCCGGCTTCTTCTTGAAGGCGCACTCACGACCGACATGCAGGTCAGCAGCGGCCGAATTTGTGACGGTGATGAGGTTCTTACCCCACAGTACCGCGCTGACTGCCTGAGCGTCGTACATCGCCATCAGCTTCTGATTGAGCGGGCTGGTCTTCAGCACACGGATGGTGATCTGGCCCGATTTGTCGGCATGCAAGCTGTGCATGCCTTCACCGTCGGATCCCACCGTCATGGTGTTCTTGTCGCCGGCAGCGGCAACCTCGATGCCCTCCTCGGCAAGGGCATTGCCGTACCCCATGGAGAGAGTGCCGGTCGGGCCCACAAGCGAGGCCGAAACGTCTTTGAAGCTATACGCGGGCATGGTTCACCTTATCGTTGGACGTTGACAGTCAGCGCGATCGAGTGGATCGCACCAGCCTCGAGAGCGGCGACCTGGAAGGGCACGGATTTGCGTGCCTGGCGGTCGGATAGGGCCTGGGACGAGATCGGGGGCGTGTAGACGTAGTAGCCCTTCGACAGGGTGTCGCCCTGATTCAGCGCGCCGAAGCCGGCCTGCTGCCAGACGCCCGGAGCTAGGTAGCCGTTTGTGACGGCGGCCGCGCAGGACGACTCGATGGTGGTCGCCAGGACCTGGTTGCCGGCATCGGTCTGCGGGATCTTCGTGGGGCTCGTGTAGAGCGCGTTGTACAGATCGGTCTGCACGCGATTGCGGAACCAGATCGCGTTGTAGATCGAGTCGAGGAAGATCCCGCTCGGCGTCCACCCGTTCTGGATGATCGCGGTGCTGTTGTCGTAGTTGACGTAGTAGTTGTAGTTCTTGCCGTCCAGTGCGTTCGCCTGCGTCGTGTTGATCGACTCGGCCACCACGCCAGGTTCCGTCTTGTACATCAGCGTGATCGTCGTCTTGTTGCCGTTGAAGTTCACGGTCAACAGGCGACCCAGCATCGAAGCGACGGCGTAAGGGCTGGTGCTCGACCACTGCGCGAAGCTGTACTTGTAGCCGAGTTGCTTAAGCAGATAGCCGATATCGCTGGTCTGCGTCGGGTCGACGGCGGCAGCTTCCTGCGACGTGATGCCATACAGATGGGCCTGATCGGCCTCGATGTAGGCGGCCACGGCCAGGTGCTGCGTGTTGGTCACCGACGTATCGGCGATCTCGATGCCCAGGAACTGGCGGCCGAAATTCGTCACCATCGCGTTCACCGCATCCACCGGTTGCTCACCGTTGACGCCATTGACCGGTGCCGACGCCACGCCAGTCACAAGGCCGAGCTGCGCAGAGATGTCGGTACCGGCCGCCGGCGACGTTGCGTAGGTCATCGACGACGCGTTGACACCGCCGGTCAGGGTTGCAGCCGACAAGGTGATGTTGGTCGAAGACTTGGCCAGCGTGAAGGCGTTGCCCGCAGTGCCAACCGACGCATACGTAGCGGTCACCACACCCAGAGTGGTCGAGTACCGGCACTTGCTGATGTTGACGTCGGCCGAGGCCTGCAGGAACGCCTGCAGGTTGGCGGCGGTCTGTGCGGCGGTCGAGCCCAGCAGAACTTGGCTGCCAACCGGGTTGGCGCTCACGAACGTGATGAGCGTGCCGCCGACCGTGACCGTGTCATTCGCAGCCGGGTTGCCCGTCAGCGTGATGGTGCCGCTGGCGGCGGTACCGGCGCCGCTCGATGCGCTCGTGATCTCGAAGCGGTTGTAGTTTGCGTTCCAGACGCAGGTGCCGGCAGCTGCCAGGGCCGTCGAAATGACCGATGCCACACCGTTCAGATTCGTCTGAGCGGTGAAGTCCAGGCCGGTGATGTTCTTCACCACGCCATCGATCGTGACGCTGAACCCGCCATTCGAGATGACGGTCCAGCTGGCCATTGCCTGCGCAGCTGCAGCAATCAAGCCGCCCTTCAGCTTCGCCGACGTGGCGGTCTTCGCCCAGCGGCCGACCAGCAGCGACTGGGGTTGCGGCACCTGGTTGAAGTACAGGGCAGCGGCCTGGTACTCGGGCGCCGTCAGGCCGAAGTCGTTGCCCACAGCGCTTGCCGAGGCGTAGGCACGGAAGCGCTCGCCCGTGTCGATGACCGAAGACGCGCCCATGATCAAACCCGTGTTCAGGTTCGCGCCCTGTGCCGCCTGCGGCGACATGTTGATGGTGACGTTGATGAGCCGCGAGACCGGCAAGGTGTTCGGCATGGACCGCTCCAATGAAAAAGGCCCGCACTCGGCGGGCCTATCGAAAGGGATGAATCAGGGGTTACTGCGTGACGTTGACTGGTGTCGTGACGGCTGGTGTCTCGAGCGTTGCGCCGGCTGAGAGGATGGTCAGGACCGGGTAGGTGCGCGTGATCTTGCGGCGGAAAACCAGCCGCACGTCGTAGCGCCGGATCCACTGTTCATTGACCATTTCTGGCACGGCGCGGGGGCCATCCTCGCTGACCGACTGCATGTCGTTCGCCTTCAACTGTTCAAGATTCTGCGGAATAGCCAAGCCATCGAGCAGCAGTTGCGCGTACTGCATCCCGCTGGGGCCGTAGAACGTCGCCAGCACTTCGACCGTTTGGTGCCGAATGTAGGTGTCCGCGCCGGCGCCGGTCGGGCTGTGCACGATCGCTGGGCCATCGTCCAGCGGCATCACCGTGATGCCCAGCGCGCACCAGTTCACGGATGCTTCCGGCTGTTTCGGCACCGTGGGCTGCCATCGCGGCCGCACCAGAGAGCCCTGCAGGCTCGTGACGCCCACGATCAACTGCTGGAACACCGAGGTAAGCGCATCGTCCTCGAGCGGCGGGGACGCGACAGCCGGTGACAGGTATCCGCCGGTCGAGCTGTCGTTCATTGCTTACCCCGAGAGTGGCTTCTGCGTGCACGTCGCCGCGACGAAGCCGCGGCCGTAGGTGCTGTAGCTGTTCACGTTGGTCACGGTCCATTGCAGCCCGGACCAGTTGACGATGTCGGCGTCGAAACCAGCCTGGCCCGCAATCAGGCGCGCGGGCGTATGGATGGTGATCGTGTCTTCGACGTGCGAACCCTCGGCCACGCGCTGCAGCACCGAGCCGTTCAGGCTGGTCACCACGCCGAAGAAGGGCGTGGTGGTTGGCGTGTCGACGGCGTTCCCGTCGTTGCCGACCGTCTGCGTGTTACGCGAGAAGGTGAGCGTCGTGTCCAGGAAGTCCGGATCGAGGATCACGTCCGTGACGTCGAGGAACGGCATGTCAGGTCCCTGCCGTCAGCAGCAGGACTGTGCCGCTGCCCTGGGTGGCGCCTGCCAGCCATGTGTTCGATCCCAGCGTCAGGACGACCGATGTGTACGGAAGAATCGGGGTGCCGGTGCTGGGTGTGACTGACACTGTGTTGCTGGTCCCCAGGGCCACGAACGCGGTCAGTGGCCCCATGTTCGTGACCATGATCTGCGTCGGCGTGCCGGCGGTCGGGATCTGCACGTTGGTCGAGGTGGTGCTGACCGCCAGGCCGGCTTGGCCCGTCGGCGCGATTGCTGGAAGGGCTGCAAAAGCCGTCCCGACGAACATTGCCAGAGCGGCGAAGAGCGCGACGAAGCGATTTTTGATGTTCATGGCCAGTCCTGAAAAGAAGAAGCCCCGGCGGGGCCGGGGCTTCGTAGCGGTTATGTCCCTGATGTCAAGGGAGGGAGTTTTGTTTCGGGCGCCCGCTAACCAGCGTTGGCAGTCGGCCACCAAAGCGGCTACGTAGAAGTTTTCTGCCCATGAGCACCTGTTCTGCCGGATCCGCGCGCTTGAATGCCTCGGATTGCATCATCGTCCGAAGATTGCGCTCGAACGTCATTAATCCAGCGAAGCTCATTTGTCCCTCACCACATAGGTGATTGCCTGCCGATACTGCCCGCTATCGATGAGCGGTTTGGCGTTGGCGTTATCAGGCTCGTTGCCGGCAGCGCGGCTGGCCAGCTCTTTCGCAGCGCCTTTTCTCCCGCGTCGGGCACGTGCACGCAGTGTCGATTCCGCCAGAGGTGTGAATGGGCCGTCCGTGATCTTTGCGCGTACCCCGCGCTGCCCGATCATGCCCGCGGCGTTCAGCGCCTTGTTGACGCCAGATTGAGAGCCAGACAGGGCGGCCGCTGCGCCATCGCGCAGCTTCTCGGCCACTTCTGCCTGCACGTCCTGAATGCCTGGCACCAGGTGTGGACGTGCCGGGATGTTGTTGGCCGGCGAGCCCGTTTCCATGATGTAGCCGATCGCCGCGTTGTTGATCGGCTCATCTTCCTTGCGTTCGTCGTTCGCCTCGGGCACGCCGACGAGCACCTCTTTGGTCGCCAGATCGCTGATCGTTTTGAGGACCTGTGCGAGCTTGTCGACGGTCATCTTTGCGGTCATAGCGGTCCGAGATTGTTTTCTGGTGATCCGGGAACCGGCGAAGCCAGGTCAGCTTGGACTGATACCTTCCGAATTGCCGGTGGTGTGCAAGCCGCCAGCGCCCATGGCACGCGCCAGCGTGAGAAATCTGATGCCGTAGGAGCTCAACGCCCAGAAGCCGGCATCGGTGAGGATCGCCGCGCCGGCGTTATAGCTGACCGATACCTTGTCGACGGACTTGGAGGCAGTCGGGCCTTTCAACTCGCCGGGCGTCCCGCCCACGGCGGCCGCCGCTTGATCACGCTGCGACATCACCAGGTGGTGGGCCGTCACGAGTTCCATGCCGAGGTTCGTCAGCTCGGCCCAGCGCGACGGATTCACCAGTGACGCTGCAACCGTCAGCCAGGTGTTGATCAGCGCGTCAGGGTAGGTGACGGTGCTGGCGAACTCCGGAAAGTCGGATCGGAATTGTGCGGGGGTAAGGCTCATGATCGCTTCGACCGGCCTGCGGTGCGCTGTTCAGACAATGTCCCCGCGAATGGCAGGGCGACGGAGGCGGCATCATCTACCGTCTCCGTCCTGGGCATCATACGCCCGTCACTTCGACTGCTTCTTCTGGCCCTGTTGCTGGCCCTTTTCCTGCTCGCCGTTGGCTTTCTCCGCGCTGGCGGCAGCGACTGCTGCCTCGCGGGCAGCGATCGCGTCCTCGCGGCCGTCCAGATCCGCCTCGCGAGCACGCAGTGCTTCTTCGCGCTCGTTCAGCGCGGTTTCACGGGCAGCGACCTCGGTCTGCAGCTTGGTGAGCTGCTCAGCGCGGCCTTCCAGCAGCGCCGCAGCCGATTCGAGGACCTTGCGCTGTTCGGACAGCTCGGCACCAGCGTCACCGTCGGCTTGCGACGTGCCATCATCCGTGTCGCCGGCCTCCGGCTTGTCAGCGGCGTGGACCTTGACGTACCAGTGGTCGGCCACGTGGGTCTCCACTTCGTGTTCGCCGACCTCGAACGAGGTCTGCGAACCGTCGTCGTGGGTCAGCGTGAAGGGCTTACGAACATGGATCTTCGGCATGTCAGATCCCGTCGCGGTAGCTTGCGGTATTGCTGTAACGCCACTCGAGCTGACCGAAGCGTGCCCAGTACGTGGTGATCTGGAACAGCGAACGGTATTCCAGCGGCGTGCGCAGCAGCTCCGTCATGGGGTACTGGAGGTACTTCTTGTCCCGGTTGTACGCCACCATGCGGTCGACTGTGCCGAGCTGGCCCTGCGTGCCGCCGGCGCCCATGCCGATCAGCCACTTGAGCGGCAGGATCTCGAGCTTCACACCGGACTTTGTGCTGATGTTGTTCTCGAGGATGTAGCTCAGGACCGAAACGTTGCCGGCATTGCTGACCTTCGCCGAGGCGATGTAGCCGTACTGGGCCGGGGGCAGCAGCAGGCGGTTCGGCAGCACCTTCCAGCCGCCGTTCGCCCAGGTCGTCGTCAGGATCTCGTTGACGTCGGTCAGGATCTCGTCCGGCGTCTTCTTGGTCCAGCTCGAGAAGCCCGAGGCGCCGTTCGGCACGTTCGAGGTGTTCACGGCGGCGGCATTGATCATGCCCGCGAAGCCGAGGACCGAGTCGCCGATGTAGACGATCTGGTCCAAGTCCATGTTGCGCTTGAGGTTCATGGCCTCGACCTTCTGCGCATCGATGGGCATGCCCAGCGCCTGTGCCTTGACCAGTTCCGGCACGGTGTACTTGACCTCTTGGCCCCACAGGCGCATTGCCTGGCCGGTCTTGCCGATGTCCACCGACGGACCCGCGATGGCATTGCCCTCGTTCGAGATCCAGTTGATGCCGGCCGGCGTCATGCCACCAGCGGCCGCGAAAGCGGAGTTGGTGAACGATGCGATCTCGTCCGCCGGCGAGACGTCGGACCGGATGTCGACATCGCGGGACCAGGTGAACTCGACCAGCGGCTCGTTGAGCGTCGGGTCCAGGCGCTCGAGCTGACCGATCAGGAATGCACCGGTCGAGTCGACCGTCGCCTGGTCGAAGGTCATCATGCCGTCGGTCGTGAAGTGGCGCGCAACCTTGCGCGACACCTCTGCGATCTCCCGGCGCGAGAGGTATTTCTGAACAGACATGTCCATCTTCTTGGGCTCCAGAAAAGCGAAAGCCCCGCACTAGGCGGGGCTATGGGGCGGGGCGATTAACGCGCCGGGGGTCAGATGTTGTAGGCGACCTCGGTGATGCCGTAGGCATCCGCCGGACCGGTGAAGTACGCGCCGGGGATCGCCACCGTGTTGGCCGTCACGGTCACCGTGAAGCCGTCACCTGCCACGAAGGCGGTGCCGCCGGCGGTGATGGTGAACTGCACCTGGTTCGAGAACGCCACACCGGTGGTGCCCACGCCGACGAACTTGCCGCTCGGGTCGTAGACCTCGTACTTCGTGGCAGCCACGAAGACGACGTTGTAGGCGCCGGACTGCGCAGCAGCCAGAGCCGACAGAGTGCCAAGCGTGCCGTTGCCGGTGTTGCCAGCGTAGGCAGCAGACGCGATGGTGTTCTCGGCCGCAGCTTCGACGCCACCGATCGGCTTGCCAGCGGAGGCGTTGCCGACGCGTGCGTACACGGGGGCGTTCTTGGCGGCAGCTGCCGCACCGTTCAGGGCGACCATCACGTAGCCGCGCTTGAGCACGTCGGTGATACCGGACGTCGGCGGGGTGGCCACGCCGAGTGGGTCAGTGCCATTACCCTGGATCGGGTATGCGCGCAGGTTGAAACCGTAGATGACTGCGGCGGCGTCGCTCGCAGCCAGCGGCTGTACCTTGCCGTTCACTAGCTTGACCGGGATGCCAAACGCCGTCGGCGGCGTGTTGGGGTCGATCTGCTGGCTTTCGATGGTAGCGCCCATGTCGGCGCGCATCAGATCACCGGCGAAACCCGCCGGCATCCGGAATTGATAGGCTTGCAACGAAGGCATGTCGGCTCCTTAAACCTTGTACTTCGCCCAGAAATCGGCGTGGATTTGGTTGATGTCCTTCTTCTCGATAGGTTGCGAGTCGGACGTGCGGGTCGCAGCCTTGTTCTTGGCCTTGACCATCTCGGACGCCGCATTGAATGCAACCGCCGCGACGCCGCAAGGCATCTTCGACACATCGGTGCCGCCGATGACGCTCTTGACGATCGCGGCGTTGTCGTTCGTGAGCGCAGCGCGCAGGGCACGACGGCGCAGCACGCAGATGGAATCGGAGGTCTTCTTCGCGTCTGCCTTGGCGTCGTAGGTCGGCAGCTTCACGCCAGGGGCGAGAATCTCGGCGCGCGCCATGGCATCCTGGAACTCGATGCGCAATGCGGCGCTGTCGGCGGTCATCTTCTTGCCATCGCCACCGTCAGGATCGGCATCGGGATCGCTGTCACCGGTGGGGTCGCCGTCAGGATCCTCGTCCGGGTCGGCGTCGCCCGTCGGCTTGTCGCCGGCTTCCAGCTTCGTGACGCGCTCGCCGATGGCTTTGACTTCGGTCGCCACGCCCTTGATGGCCTCCATCACCTGAGCGAGCGCACCGTCTGCCGGCGGATCTTCCTCGTCATTGGTGGTGTCGCCACCGAGCTTCTCGGCGCCCGGCATGTGGATGTGGATATCTGGGACGTTCTGGGCCACGCCGTCTTCGTCCGTCATTTCGTTGGCGGCGGCCTCGAAGGCGTCCGAGTCGCGCGTCATGAAGGCCTTGCGCAACTTGTCGAGCAGGGTCGACGGCGCAGGCTTCTTCTTGGTTGCCATATCGCTTTCTCCAGTCAGTTTGGATTTGCTATCCCCAATCGAACAACTGGGGCCACACCGGGCGTTCTTCACAAGCGCGACGTGGTTTCCCATCACCGTCACCTGTCGCGCGCGCCCAGGCGCGATTTGCTCGTAGTCGGAGTCGTAGCCGCAGCTGACTTCGACCAACTGTTTGGCGCGCACCTCGTTGATGGCGCCCTTGTCGGTAATCAGCAGGTCGGCCAGCAGGAAGTCGCTCAGCTCGCCTTCGCCGCGGCGAACGTTGAAAACAACGCCCTTGGCCAGCACAGACCAGTTGTCTGGTGATACCTCGATCGGCGGGTGGTCGATCGTGACCGGCTTGCCGACAAAGCTGGCGATCGTCTCGGGGCTGAACACCACGTCTGCGGTGCGCTCGACGACGATCAAGCCGTCCTTGTCTTCGAGATCGGGCAGCTCGATGCCCGCATAGTCCTGCGTGCCGATGCGCGCGATCGGAACTTCCTCGCAGAGAAGGAATCCTTCGGGCGTGAAGGATTGCTTCGGGCCGATCTGCTCGGCCGTGAAGAAGCCGGCAGCCGAAACAGCGTCGGCCGTCTTGGCGCTGCTGCGGCACGTGCACTTGGTGCAGGTGCAGCCGGCCTTCTGGTCGGTGGTATGGATCCGTTTCGTCATCGTCAGTCCGGAATCACGGGTTCCGCGTAACAGCGGCAGTTGGGCAGGCATCCGGCGTGGCCAGTCATGCCGTCCAGCGTGGGTGGCTTGTTCCAGGGAACGAACTGGCCGTTCATCTCTTTGTGCGACGGCCGCACGTCGCCGTCGCCGGCGGTGCGCCAGATGTAGCCCGGCGAGCCGATATGCACCGCCCGCGCCTCTGTCAGCGTCGTGGCAGTGCGCGTCACCTCCGTGCGCGCGATCAGCATCGCGCGGCTCTTCGCGACCTCGCCGGACCGCATGATCTCGGTGGCGATCGCGCTGGCGCGGCTGCTGTTCTCGATGCCCTCCAGCGTCAGCCGGTGCACACGCTCGGCCGCCTCGCGCGGAATGCTCTGGATCAGGCCGACCTGGTCGGCGAGCAGCCGGCGCATGACTTCGCCGGTTGGCGCGGTTCGGATCTCTTCACGAAGCGCGCGCCCCATGTCGCGTGCTAGAACCTTCCAGGTCTGCTCGTCACGCAGAGCGACATCCATCAGCATGTTGCTGGCCGTCTGTGTCGCCCACGCCGTGAGCATGTTGGCGTAGGCGTTGAGCAGGTGCGTGATGGTCGGCACCTGGCTCATATCGCCGGCCGTGAACGGCTGGACGATTGCGCCAACCTGCTGCGCGACCTTGGTCAGCTGCGAGCCATAGCGCAGCTCGATCCCGCGCGTCCTGACCGGATTCCGGTTGCGGGTCCGGTCAGGCTGGCTCGTCATTTTCTGAAGAAGCGCTTGAGGAACGAGTCTTTCGTGGGCAGCGTGCCAAGGTCAGGAAGAGCCAGCTCACTGCCGGGCGGCGGTGCGTTCGCTTCCTGCTCTTCGGCTTCCGCGATGTCCTCGTCCTTGATGTTGCCGAACATGCCGGTCACTGGCGCCGAGGCCTTCAGCTCCTTCATGCCCGTCGACGGCTTGATCAGGTTCGCATCGACGGCCTTGATCACCGCGTCGGTCTTCTTCGTCGCGATGTCTGCCTTGTCCGTCTCGGGCGCATCGTCGAGCGACCGAAAGTTGTACTGGAATCCCTTGTCCAGGGGCTTTCCCAGCGTCGACATCGACATCACGCCAAGCAGGCGCTGCAGCGGCGTGCGCAGCTCGTTCTCCTGCTTCTGGTGCACCTTCTCGTGGTACTGGCGCCGCGGCCCTTCACCGGTGTCGCTCAGGCCGCTCGGAGTCTGGCCGAAGAGCCGCGACAGCGGAATGCCGGTCGCGCCTGAGAGCTGCTGGGCGAACTGGATCAGCACGTCTGGCAGGCCGCTGAACGAGTACTGGTGCGTATCGAACTCGTCTTCGGCATCGAGCGCAGTGATGCCCTCGTTTGTTTGGGCAAGCCGCGTGAACTCGATCTGTGCCTTGAGGCCTGCCAGCGCCGGGCCGCCCATAGCAACGATGTCGCGCAGACCCTTGATCTTCAGCACGCGCAGGTGCGCTTTGTAGACGAGCTGGCCGGCGCCCACGGTGGCACTGTCGAAAGCGATCAGGCGGTCCCACAGCGGTTCCAGGACAGACAGTCCCCAGCCGTTTTCGCTCACCCGCTGAAAGAAGGGCAGGTCTCCGCCCTCCATTCGAATCACGCGCGTGTAGTGGATCTTGCCCTTCGGGATTGCCGCGTAGTCCGCGATCACGTTGTAGAAGACCGGTTTGCCGAGGTCTGGGCCGAAGTCGGTCACGACATCGCCGACCGGTGGATTGATCATCCAGCGGTCCAGCACCAGCAGGCCCTTGAACTGGTCTTTGCCGACCGTTTCAACGCGCAGCGGCGTGGCGAGATCCTGACCCTCGATCAGGATCACGGCGATCGAGCCGCCGTACAGGCGTGCCCACTTGCCGTTCTCGCACAGACGATCCCAGATCCCCAGGCTCGTCATGTCGTTTTCGAGCGCGGTGACGTCCTCCGGATTGATGCCGGACATCTCGATCCCGCAACGGGTCATGTCCTCCGGGATCGCGTCGACCGCGGCCTGGACGATCCATGAGCCGCGATAGGCCGCTTCCAACTGGACGCGGTTGCGCGTCTGGTACGTGAGGGCATAGCCGGAGGCCGACGACTGGTTGTTTGTCCCCCAACCCAGCTGCGCCTGCGCGTTGACGAAGCTGTCGTTCGTCCGCTGAGACTTCGCCGGTGCGGCCGTCGTCGGCGCGCGCGTTGCGGTGCGAGTCTTTCGCGACATCCGGAAATCCTGTGTTTAGCTGGCGCCCAGCCGTTCCCATTTCGAAAGGTCTTTCAGCGGGCCCAGCATGTCGTTGATCGCATCCACCATCGGATCGATCTGGTCGTCGTGCATGTGCGTGTCGTCGGCAGTGAAGGAATCGCACTCGGTGACGAAGTCGTGCACCCATGGCGCCTCCATCGGAATGGAGACATTGCCGGCGTCGATCTGGCTCACCACGTCCATGACGCGCGTGAGCTTGTCCTTCGTGCGCTCGATGCCGGCCACCGGGATGCCGCCGTCGGCCTGGATCTCTTGGATCAGGCCGGTACCGCTCGCCTTGTCTTCGACGACGAGCTGGCGCAGCACCGGTGCGTTCGGGTCACCCGCGCCGATGGCGTTGTGCTTGTTCCAGAAGTCGATCGCGCGGCGCTTGAGCTCGGGCGCCGGCCACTTGCCGCGCACCAGGTCGATCAGGTACACGCGCTTGTCATAGCCCAGCCCCCAGCACTCAAGCACGCTGTAGTCGTTGCGCTCGGCCGTCTTCTGCGCCGTGTCGGCGAAGATCTTGCGGAACTGCAGCTCCGGCAGCGCGCCGTATCGCAGGAACTTGCCGCTCTGGATGATCCCGCCCCCCAGCGGGCTCGGGCGCTGCATGTACTGGCCGCTGAAGACGTACTTGTCGGCACGCTCGGTGGCCAGCAGCTCCTGCAGCGGTTCCTTGTACGGCCAGTAGCTGAACCGGCCGTCGTCGTCTTTCTCGGACGCCTCTACCTGAGTGCGCACGCGCTCGGGCAGCTGCTCGACGTACTCGTCGGTGATGAGCGCCGGGATCTCGATGAATTCCCAGTCGCCCGGCACCTTCCCGGACTTGATGAAGCCCGTAGGGTCTTCCTCTGCCAGCCGCTGCATGATCACGACGATCGGCGTGTCTGGGTTGGCCTTCCGGCTCTTCACCGTGGACACCAGCTTCCGATTCGCCTTGTCGCGATTGGTCTTGCTGTACGCGTCTTCGACCTTCAGCGGGTCGTCGATGATGATGGCGCCTTGCCATCCCTCAGCCATGTGGCCGGCCCGGAAGCCAGTGATCTGGCCGCCGAGCGACACCGCATACACGCCGCCGGCCTTCTTGCCATCGGAAACCACGTTCCAGCGCTTCTTCGACTTGGCGTCGTCAGCGATGGTGAGTGGCCACAGCGCCTGGAACTCGTCGGACTGGACGATCTCGCGCGCCGTCTCGCTGTTGAGCAGCGCCAGATCGTCCGAGTACGAGATGTGCAGGAAGCGCGCACGGGGGTTCAGCGCCAGGCCGCGGGCGATCAGGTTGATCACCACCAGCTCGGTCTTCGATGAGCCGGGCGGCACGTTGATGACCAGGTTCTTGACCTTGCCATCGATGATGCGCTGTACCGCATCCGCGATCAGAGCGTGGTGCCAGTTGACGCGGAACTTGATGCTCTGCCGGTGCTTGAAGAAGTACCGGCTGAAGAACAGGTGGTCCTGCTCGCACTTCGCCTTCAGGACAGCGCGCTCAACAGCCGGGTCAATATTGGCTTTCGAGTTTCGCGACGGCTTGGGCGACTTGTTGGTCATCGACGACGGTGGTGCGTTGGTCGACCGGTCCGCCGTCCTTGCCAGTCAGCTCGATGCCCTGCGCAGTCTCTTTCCATCCGGCCTGGGTCTTGAGCCAAAAGATGCACGCCGCCACGGCGCCATTCCCGTTGCCGCGAGCTTTCTTGAAAAGGGACTCGGCGATGAGCGCGTTGGCGCCGCTCTTTCCATGTGTGAGCTCAATTCGGAAGTACTTGCGCAGCGACTTCTCGTCCAGCGGCTTGCCGGTCTGGGGATTGGTGATCTGACTCGCGATGTACTCGTGCGGGGCGCCGTACCCGGCCAGGGAAGAGACGATCTTCCTGTCCGTGGCAGTTGGCACGAATGGTTTGCGTCCAGCCATGAATCAATCTCAGTCTTCCGCCTCGGGGAAGAGGTCGTCCGATACGTCCACGTCGCCGCAGGCGGCCACAGCGCGCTTCCAGTCACCCTTCACGAATACCAAGACGTTTTGATGGGTCTTCCCGAGCTTTCGGCTGGCGGCGAACTGCTTGCCGGCCCGGATGGGCAGGCTGCCGAAGGCGGTCAGCAGGATCGCCTCGTTGTAGAGCTGCAGCCCGGCGTCCAGGAAGGCCTGGATCGTGTGCGACACCAGGTTGCGGTATGGGCCGATGCCGCGCTTGTCGCGCACGTCACCGACCACGAAGCATGCGAAGCGGTCGGGCCTCAGAAGACTGGCCGCGCCGGCGATCACTTCGCGGTATGCGGCCAGGAATGCCGGATACGACATCGTCGACAGGTCGGCAGGATCGTCCGAGTACTTCTCGAGATCCGCATACGGTGGGCACGAAAAGACGAAGTCGGCTTGCACGTCGGGCAGCTGCCGCGCGATCTGCCTACTGTCGCCGACGTGCCAGGCCGGTGCCGGATCCTCGAC